TTAAGCCAAAAAATAGCGATTCCGACAACAAAAACCAATTTTAGAGTAGCGCTATGTATTTTTTATAACACTTTCAAACAGGAATTAGAACATGGAAGAAATTAGAATAATAAACGGCCATAAATATACATTTGAAGTAACGGAAAACGAAATATTAGCGCGTGAAATATCCGGCCAATATGACGGCTTCAAAATATGCCATATATCCGACGGTTACGGTACAAAATTTTTTAAGGTATTTGGCGCAGAAAAGAAGCAAATAGGCGACTTATACTATAACCCGGATAACGGCAAATATACATTATGGAAGTTTATAAACCCAAAATTACACATTATGAATAAAACCCAAGAATTAGGGGTAAACGGGGCTATATTTGGCAAATTACGCGTAGGCGATTATATATATTTCAAAATTGGCGATAAATTATACAAAATTCGCGTAGAAAAAGCCATAAAAACCGGCAATTATAAAAACTTTATAGTAAATGGCTATAATTCCGAATTGCAATTTTTTATACCAATTCAAGAATTAAAAGAAGTTGAAACAAGTAAAAGTAAGGCAAAAAAGAGGGCGAAAAAGCGGGCATGATAAAGATAGAGAATATTAAAAATAAAATATTTTGCGCTGAAGCGTCCAAATTATTGGCTTTAATGCCCGATAAATGTATAGACCTTGCACTAATTGACCCGCCCTATGGTATAGATTATACCGGCCAATTAAAAAGAAAATTAGGCGGCAAAGGGTTAAGCAAAACTAAATACAGTTGGGTAGACCGCGGCGGGTCTAAAAAAGAATGGGATAAAGAACGCATAAACCCGGATATTATACGCGAAGTTATTAGAGTATCAAAAAATCAAATAATTTGGGGCGGTAACTATTACGCCGATATATTAAAACCAAGTCAAGGCTATTTAGTATGGAATAAATGCCAACGCAAATTTAGCATGGCTGACGGTGAATTAGCATGGACATCATACGACAAAGCATTACGCATATTTGATTATAGTAGAAGTCAATATAAAGCCGACGAACCTAAAAAAATACACGATACCCAAAAGCCTATTAAGTTAATGGAATGGTGCATAGATAAAGCAAAATTAAAACCCGGTGCGGTTATTCTTGATGTTTTATGTGGAAGCGCTACGACCGCAATAGCGGCATATAATAAAGGGTTTGATTTTATATGTTCGGATAATGACCCGGAAATAATACCGTTAGCGCAAGAGCGCTACGCCGACCATTTAAGACAAGGCAAGTTAATACAACCTAAAGAAATATTAGTACAAATGAATTTAATAGAGGAAATACAGGCATGAGAAGACCAAAAGCGATTATATGCGATATAGACGGGTGTTTATTAGATACCCGCGCAGTATTAAAGGAAGCAGAAGAAAACACAAACAACGAAGCCGACAAATGGCGTTATTTTCAAACATACGCTAACGACCGCGGCAAGGTTGGTTTTAATTGGACTTTGGGCGAAGTATTAAAAAGCCTACACGATTCCGGCTATAAAATCATATTTTCAACGGTAAGAAGTGAAGCAATAAGACTAAATACTAAAATTCGTTTGCGTACCGATTTAGGGTTTATTGGCGATTTATACATGCGCCGTATAGGCGATTCAAGACCGGCCGCCGAAGTTAAGGCCGAACACTTTAGACTAATTCGCGAATATTACGACCCGCAAATAGCAATAGACGACGAAGACGAAAATATAAAAATGTTTGCAGAAAACGGCTTATTAGTAATGAAGTTAAACATAGTTTAAGAAAGAGAGGTAACAACATGGGCGTAAACATTATACCTTTTAGGGTAACGGACAGAATGAAAGAAGCGTATTTATTGGCGGCAATTACAGCCGAATATGAAGCGTTAGACCGTTTGGGCGGGGTAAATATTCCGTATTTTATACGCGCAAGGCAAAAAGTAGACGCAATTATACAACGCGGCGAATTAGATAAAGAGTATAAGGCATATAAAGCAAAAGAAAAAGAAAGGGCAAACAATGAGAAACGCAATAGCAAAGAGAATTAGAAAGGGTATAAAACCCGAACAAACAAGACGCGATTATAAAGACTTAAAGGAATTTTATAAAAGCGTACCGCGCCCGGTAAAAGCGCAAATAGCAAAAGCAAAAAACAAAGCAATAAAAGCGAGGGTAAACAATGATTAGCGCAAAACAAGCAAAAGAACAAAGCATAGAGAATAAGGCCGCCAATGCGGAAAAAGATTTAGAAGAATCAATAAAAAAGGCTATTAAAAAGGGCAAAACCGAATGTACTTTTTTATGTTCGTATGACCTATTGGAATCTATGACCGCAAAAGCGGAAGAAGCCGGCTACCGAGCAACGCCCGTACAAGGCGGGTTAAAGATATATTGGGGGTAAAAATGGAAGTATACGAAGACTATAGGCAAACCGCCCGTAACCATTTTGAAGAAGCGGGGCTAACATATTCAGACATAAAAGAAAAAGATTTTTATATGCTTTTGGCTTTGTTGGCTGAAGAATTAGAAAAATTTAGCGAAGAAGTAAAAGACCCGAACACGCATGGTATAGCAAGTATGCGCATAAGCGACCGCAACGGCCTAAAAAGATACTTACCGATATTTAACAAAAAGGATAACGGCGAATTAGAAACCGCCTATATATTTGTTGATTCGCACTATTTTAACGGCCGCGAAGCAATTAGTTTTAACCGCGACTTTGTAGGGTTTGCGGGTTGGGCTGACGATACGAACATACAACCGTTTGTAAAAGCATTTATACGCTTTACGGACTATTTGAAAGGAAAGCAGGCATGCAATACAAAATAAATTACCCGTATTTTGGAAAAACACATGACGGCGCTATATTCGCAATATTAGAGCCTAAATATGTAATATCTTTGGAACATCAAGGCACGCATGGTTTTGGGTTTGCGGTTTATATATCGCGTCCAAAAGTATTAGATTTTTATAAAAAATCTAAAGAAATAACAAAAGCGGAATTTCAAGCGGTAATACGAATAAAAGCATGTAATTTTATTAACAGTATGCCGGATAGCGAAGTAATATTTTTACCGATTAAGCAAGCAAAACAAATAAAAGGAATCTAAACATGGAAAACGGAAAATTAAAGGCTTATATAGTGCAAGACCAATTATGTGAACATTTTAGCGTAACATTTGCAGAAACAAGCGGCAAAGCAAAAAGTAACGAAATAAACACATGGGAATTTAACGACTGCGAATATACCGACTTGCGGGCGCAACGCGTAAAAAGTTGGGATAAATACGCAGATTCTAAAAAAATACCCGTAACGGAATTATTAAATAAGTGTTGGTGGTTTGAGTGTAAACAATGTAGAAGCCAAATTACGCAAGACGAAATAGACGACGGCAAAGCCTTTATAGATGAAAGTAGCGACGTTTGCGACTTTGTAAAAGGTAATGTAATATGCGCCGAGTGCAAAGAAAAATTAGAGAGGTGCGGCCAATGGTAAACGATAGATTACATATTATTTGCGGGAATTGCGGCCAAGACCTTAAAGAAGCCGGCATGGCTACATGGGAATATGTACCCCCGGAAATAGACGAAGAAGACGGGGAAGAATTAAACCCGGCTGATGTTTGGATAAGGTGCGATAATTGCGCAACCTTGCATAGTTTAGGCAAATATATAAAAGAAGAAGTAAAGGACGGTTAAAAATGTGGTACAAATGCTATAAATGCAAATGGCATACGGATAAATGCAAAAATAGAGAATCAAGAAATTTTAATAAATTCCCGGACGAAGTAAAAAAATGTAATCAGCCGGTAAAGTATGTAGATAAAACCGGCGAGGGTATAACAAAATTAGTATATAGGACTAAAAAAGCCCGTAAATGTTATTTTTGCGGTAATTATATACCCGCCGGTAGTAGTTGTTTAGTTACGGTTGATTTTGTAGACCATAACATAAAATACAGTTGCGAAGAATGCCACCATGGCATAATTGCGCTTTATGGCGATTAAGAAAGGACGGTTAAAAATGGCAGATATTGACATATACAAAAAGGCTATTAGTACATTTGGCGAATCGGCGCAAATGATAGTAGCGCTAGAAGAATGTAGCGAACTTCAAAAAGAAATTACTAAACTTTTGCGCGGTAAAGGTAATTTAGAACATTTGGCCGAAGAAATGGCCGACGCTGAAATAATGTTAGAACAACTTAAACTAATATTCGGGCTTCATAGCCAAGTAACAAAGGTAAAAGGCGAAAAGATAGCGCGCCTTAAAAGGGTTATTGATTCTTTTAAGGGTGTAAAACCCGACATTATTAAAAGTAAAAAACGCAATATAGACAAAATACAAAGTATGGACGCGGACGCGTGGGGCAAAGAAGCAACGGTAAGCCCGCATATCATACCTAGTTTATGTTTTATGTGTGTAGGGTGCGAAGAATGTAACGAGAATTGCGGCCAAGGGGTTAAAGAATATTTAGAAAAAGAGGTAGTAGAATGTTAAGCGTAGACCAAATAAACAATTTAGAAGCAGAAAACCAAAAATTAAAAAGCGATTTGCAAGCGGCCGTAACTCAATATAACGCCGTAGTAAATCAAAACAAAGATTTACAAACGGAATTAAACCATTATAAAAAAGCGCATAATAAAAAAATTGGCTTAATTTTAACTAAATGCGCGCATATATTAACATTTAACGATACGGCAATAATTAAACCTATGGTATTTGATATACAAGAAATAGCAAAGGAATTAAAAGGGGGTTAAAATGCGGTGTAGTAATTGCATATATGGCGGTAGTATAGACGAATACGGCGCGGTAGAAGAATACGCGGAAGTATGCGGCTTGGTTGAAGAAAACGAAATAACATTTAATAAAGACGGGTGCGGGTGCATACTAACCGGCGCAACCATACAAAAAAGATATGATAAATGGAAAAACGAGGACTAACAGGCATGGGAATTTGGAACACTAAAGACTATAAAGGCCAACCCGTTACATGGTATTCGGCCGATATTGTAGAAAAAATAGAAGCAGAAATAAAAGACTATAAAAGCCAATGCAATATACCGGGGAATTGTTTAGATAAACGGTTATGTAGCACTTGTTTTATAGGCGGCGCGCTTGAATTAGGCGAAAGTATATTAGATATAATCAAAGAGGGCTAAACAATGGATATAGATAAATGCGAATTTTGCGTATATTTTAACGACCCGTTATTTAAGGAATCAGACTGCGACAAATGTAAAGATAATGACGGTTTTTTAGGTTGGGAAGACTTTAACGAAGACATGGACATGTACCATATACCCCCGGAAGAATTTAAGCCCGAAATAGACAAAAAACGATATTTTATTATAAGGTGGCTAATTAACCTTATATTAAGGTACGAAAATAACTACGCAAGCGTACAATTTATAGGAATAGCAAAACAACCGCAAGGTAAAAAACAAAACTACGAAGCGCCATTATATCTAAATTGGTATTTTAAAGATGTATGGATAAAAGAAATGTATAACGGTGGATATTCGGGCGATATATACGGCGGTACAATGTATTTAAGGTTATTGCCCGGCATGTATTTGGCTTTTGAGTATGATATGTAGGGGGTAATATGGCAAATAAATTATTAAAATATTTGAATAATCAAATAACAATATATGAAAATCATTACGGGTGGTTATATACCGAACTATACGACGAAAACGGCAATTTAAGGCCTACGAATAATAAAATAATGCAAGACGATTTATTAAAATGGAAGTATGCCGCTATGGAAGTATTATTAGTATTACGAAAAATAAAGCGTAATAGATTCAAGGATATAAAGCGCCCGGCTAAAAAAGAATATAAGGTAAATTGGTAAAGGGGGTAAAATGCTAACAGGTGAAGAAAAAATATTAGACACAAATAACGACGATATATGTAATTATTTGGGTAACGCGTTGGCGGCCATAGGCGCATGCGGTGTAGAAGTAAAAAAGAATGTATTTACACAAAATGAATTACAAAAACTAATAATAGTTAGATTCAATGACGGAAGCGCGCATGCTATGTGCATAAGAGAAAGCAGGCATGACGCTATGACAATAAATTTTATCAAAGAATACATAATAAGAAAACGAAACGAGATTAGGGGGTAAATTTGGGAAGTATGTATAACGCGGATATTGAAAAATACCCGCTTTTCTTTTTTGATTTGTTTAGCAGAATATTAAAACCGATTCCCGCCGGCGAATTAACAAGCGTAGATAATTACGACCATGCGCAATACCATGCACACCATTTTATAGAAAAACAAATACGCAAGAATAACCCCGAATTTTACGCCCGTATTGAGCATTTACAAAAGATAATCATAGTACCGGCGCAAATGAATTACGACGCAAGTAGCGGTATGAGCGAAGAAAGATTTTTACAAAATTGGGGAATTGAAAAATATAAAATTATTTTCTCTAAACAGGCATGGTATGCGGGTTTGTATGATAAAACTAATTCATTTGAATTAAGTTAATTACTATATTGTCTAAATTAAATTCCCACGCTAATATAGAATAGAAAAATTTTAGTAGTCCGATATTCCTATATAAAGGTATTACCAATGCGGAATGTAAATATTATCGGTGTCGCTAGAAATAAATAGGGGGTAGTACGCCTTGTTATTTTGTTGTAGCGCTTATTTTTGCGCTGAAAGAAAATTAAAACTTTATGATAATACGACGCATAAGCATAGGACTTTAGAAGTAGGACAATGCCCGAAATGCGGCGCGCTTAAAGTTATTGTTAAACAATACCGAATAGAAGACGGCAAATATAGCGAACGCAAGCCCAAGAACTCTAAAGAGGTAGCAAGGTTTATTAAGAAGTATGAGAAAGAAGCGTACTACGAAACCCCGGACTTAAAACCCAAATACGGCACAAAAGCGAATATGTCATGGACTTATGCCGACGCTTCTAAAAGCGGTTGGGTAAAAGATTTTAACAATGTTAGACAATTCAAATTAGACCAAACGATACGGGTAGTTAGTTAATGCAATTTACCGTATCTAATAAACATTATCTAAAAAACATACTAAACGACGCGTATAGGAATTATAAAGACGGTACGATATTACATATAGAGTACAAAGAAGTAAAGCAAGAAAAAACATTAAAACAACTTGGCTTTATATTCGGCGGTCTTATTAAATGCCTTATACGATTCTTTAGTAATTTAGGCTATCAATACGAAGCCTACATGATAAAAGATTGGTTATATCAAGAGTGCGGGCGCGTACAAAATATAACGCTACCAAACGGAAAACAAATTACATATTTAAAAACATTATCTTCAATGACAAAGGCAGAAGCGGCCGCGTTTATTGACGATATTATAACATTTATAGATAATAGCCCTATATTTGAGGGGTTTGTATTACCCCCCGAATTACGCTATAGTTGGACGCATAACATAGATAAACATAAATTAAATGTTATGCGCAACGCGGACATAAATAACTTTGATTCGGGTTATTTGTTATATCAGAGTAAACAAACTTGTATTAAGTGCGGCGCGCGCGGCGGTATGGTTTACCATTTGAAGAAGCCGTACACGAAAGACTATTACACCTTGCCATTTTGCGCTAGGTGTTATGATGATGTAAACACCCGCGGCGAATCGTATTTAAGACAGGATATTAAAGCGGTGTTAAATGGTTTAAGTCTTGAAGACTTTACACTATTAGCATATCAACGCTATCGGGCTTCTTTTTCATGTAGAACTCCTATTAAAGAGTAAAAACCGCCCCCATGCGGGGCGGTATCTACTTACAAGCACACAAAAAGCGAGGGCGAAAGGGTCAAAAATAACGAAAACGGCGAAAACTCAATAAAATTAACGGGTTTGGCGGGTTAGGTACTTCCCCGACCCCCAAGGCCATGCGGGTCAGCAAATGCGCGGGCTTTTTCTAGGTATAAGTTAAAATGTTCGTTTCGTTTTTCGTTTTTACCTTGTAGTTATTGTTATATTTGGCTTTTGGCGAATTGATATATAAAATATTCGTTTCGCTTTTCGTTTCAAAGGCTTGTAAATAAAGGTTATGGGCGTTTCGCATGTCAGAATTAGAAGCGGTAAAATCAAAACTTAATTTATTATCCGAAATTCTTGGAATATCTACGCGAAGAATACAACAATTAGTAGAAGACGGAATACTACCCGCGCCGGATAAGCAAGGCGCTTACGATATTCCCGCATGTGTTCAAAGTTTTTATTATAACGAATTTACGAATGGCGAAGACGAAGAATTAGACGGACGCTACGAACGGGCAAGAAAAGCAAAGGCTGAAGCCGACCGCATAGAATACGACTTAAAAATAAAACAAGGCTTATATTTACAAGCCGATTTGGTACAAAATGAGATAGAAAAAAGTATAGGTAATTGCCGCGCAAAACTATTAGCGCTTCCGCGTAAATTTACGCCGCAAATATCGGTAGCGCAAAACCCGAACGAAATAGAAGAAATATTAACGAACGGAATAACGGAAGCATTGAACGAACTAATAGAGCCGGTTTTTAATGATACAGTTACAAGAGATACCGAAAATACGGGCGATAATTAAAAACGCTTTTGGCGTTTGGAAAAGCCCGCCAAAATTGACAATATCGGAATGGGCAGACGAAAAGCGCTATTTAAGCCCGGAAGCGTCGGCCGAACCCGGTAAATATAAAACCGACCGCGCAGAATATCAACGCGGAATTATGGACGCTTTTAGCGACCCCGCAACTGAACGCGTTGTAGTTATGTCAAGCGCCCAAGTTGGTAAAACCGAGATATTAAACAATATTGTAGGGTATTTTATAGACCAAGACCCAAGTACAATATTAAACCTACAACCGACTTTAGAAATGGCACAAACATGGTCTAAAGACCGTTTAGCGCCAATGGTTAGAGATAACCCATGCTTAACCGATAAAGTAACGGAATCAAAAGCAAAAGACGGTAAAAATACAATTTTGCATAAACTATTCCCCGGCGGCCATATTACAATAGTTGGGGCGAATAGTCCGGCGGGGCTTGCTTCAAGGCCGATTAGAATAGTATTATGCGACGAGGTAGACCGCTACCCGGCAAGCGCGGGTACAGAGGGCGACCCCGTAAACCTTGCTATTAAGCGTACTACTACTTATTGGAATAAAAAAATAGGGCTTTTTAGTACGCCAACTTTAAAAGGTATAAGCCGAATAGAAGCGGCTTTTGAAGAATCAGACCAACGCTATTTTTATGTACCTTGCCCGCATTGTGGAAAGTATCAACGCTTAAAATGGTCGCAAGTTAAATTTAACGATAACGACGCTTCAAGCGCCTATTATGAATGCGAACATTGTAGGGCGCATTTAACCGATACGGATAGGGTAAGGGCTATAAGGTTGGGTTATTGGAAAGCCGAAAAGCCTTTTAAGGGTGTAGCCGGTTTTCATTTGAACGAATTTTACAGCCCTTGGCGTAAGATAACCGACATAGTACAAGACTTTCTAAATGCAAAAGGCGACCCGGAAAAATTAAAAACTTGGGTAAATACATGTCTTGGCGAAACTTGGGAAGAACAGGGCGAAAGCGTAGAAGCAAGCGCATTAGAACAAAGGGTAGAAAATTATAAAACCGTACCTAACGGCGGCTTAATTCTTACTATGGGCGTAGATACGCAAGACGATAGATTAGAATGTAAGATAGACGCTTGGGGCAAGGGCGAAGAATCATGGGTAGTAGATTATGTTAAAATCTATGGCGACCCCGACCAACCCGAAGTATGGCAACAATTAGACGACCTTTTAGCAAAAGACTTTATACATGAATCGGGCGCAAGGTTGAATATAAGCGCTACATGTATAGATTCCGGCGGCCATAAAACGCAAGCCGTTTACGATTACGGCCGCAAACGATATAACCAAAATGTATTTATCGTAAAAGGTGTAGGCGGCGAAAATATACCAATTATAGGCGCACAAAGTAAAGTAAAATGCGGTAAATCTCATAGAACCGTTAGACTATTCCCGGTAGGGGTAGACCAAGCCAAAAGTACGATTTTTGGCCGCTTAAAAATAGCCGAATTTGGTAGCGGTTATATGCACTTCAAACAAGATGTATGCGACCGCGTATTTTTTGACAGTTTAACGGCTGAAAAATTAGTAACCAAATTTTCTAAAGGCTTCCCGAAACGGTCATGGGTAAAGATTAGACCGCGTAACGAAGTTTTAGACACTTCGGTATATTCTTATGCGGCCTTAAAAATTAAAAACCCTAATTTTGAAAGAATCGGGGAACGCTTGAAAGCAACTAATATAAAAACAAAATTAGAAGCATTAAAGGCTAAATTAAATGCCGATTCTACAAACCAAGGCGAAGCGCCAAAAGATAATTACGCGGTAACAATGCACAAAAAACGCCGCGCAAAAATAAGTACAAATAGCAATTATGCGAAAGCATGGCGGGGTTAAGATGTCAGACGAAGAACAAATAACACAAGAAACAACCGAAGAAACTAAAACGCACGCCGAAAAGATGTTAGAAGCGATAGAAGCAGTTTTAGAGGGGCGCTTATTAGACGAATATAAAACCCTTAAAATTGCTAACCGCGAAATTACTAAACATACTTTTGACGAGTTGCGCCGCTTCCGCGATTACTATAGGGGCGAAGTTGCGCGCCAAAAAATGAGAAAAAACGGAAAATTTAAGAGTTATAGGTATAGATTTTAATGAACATTTTAGACTTTTTAACAGGACATAAGAATAAAACAAGAAGCGCTAAAGGTCATTATATCGTAATGCAACCTAAAAACTATGCGGCGGCAAATGCTAATAACATGACCTTTTCATGGACTAACTACAAGTATACAAGCGACCAAATTATAGAAAAATACGCCGAAAAACTTGTAGCAAAGTCATGCGAACAATACATGAACAACCCATATTATAGACGCTTCAATACATTATTAAAAGACAATGTAATAGGCGATACGGGTATAAGGCCGCAAGCGCAAGCAAAAGACGCAAACGGAAAATTAGACGAAGTGGCAAACCAAGCAATAGAAAATGCGTGGGGCGAATGGTCTAAAGTTTGCGATATTACCGGCAAAATGAACTTAAACGGCCTTTTTAAACTTCTTATTACAACTTGCAACCGCGAGGGCGAAGGCTTATTAAGAATAGTAAGAGGTAAAGACGCGGGCGCTTGGGGTTTTGGTTTGCAGTTGATAGACCCGCGCCGTTTAGACATCAAAAAAAATGAAGTTTTAGCCAATGGCAATTATATTAGATTCGGTATTGAATTTAATAAATATGGCAAACCCTTAAATTATTACATAAAGAAGTATAGCGACGAATGGCGCAATTATACATACGCCAACGAACCTTACGAAGTAATACCGGCCGACGATATTATACATGGTTTTATATCTGAATATGTAGACCAAAAAAGGGGTATACCTTGGTCGGCTACTTCCTTAATGCGCATGTATATGTTAGGCGGCTTTGAAGAAGCGGCCGTAGAACACGCAAGGGCGGGCGCTTGCCAAATGGGCTTTATTACAACACCCGCAGACCCGGACGCATACGACGAAGACGAAGAAGACAGCCAAACATACGACATGGACATAGAAGCAACGCCGGCAACTTTTAAAGAATTGCCGCCCGGCTATGACATTAAAAAGTTTGACCCAAACTACCCTAACGGCGAATTTGATAGTTTTGATAAGGCTATGTTACGCGGTATAGCCATGGGCTTGGGTGCGGGTTATTCTTCAATATCCGGCGATTTATCAAGCGTTAATTTTTCTTCTTTAAGGCAAGGAATTTTAGACGAACGCGAAGTATGGAAAGGTCTACAAGAATGGTTTATATTTACCTTTTCAGAGCGCATATTTAACGAATGGTTAAAATATTCGCTTCTATTTTCTAAAATCAAGTGCGGTAATGGCTATTTGAAACCCGAACGCATAGAAAAATATAAAGAAATATCATGGACGGCGCGCCGTTGGTCTTGGGTAGACCCGGTTAAAGATATAAATAGCGCAAGTATCGCAGTTAAAAACGGCTTCCGTAGCCGGTCAGATGTAATAAGAGAAATTGGCCGCGACCCGGACGAAGTATGGAACGAAGTAGAAGAAGAAAATAAAACATTAAAAAGTAAGGGTATTTTGACCGAAAACGAGGTAATAAATGATGTTAGCGAAAACGAAGAAGAAAGAACACCCGCAAAATAGAATATATGCAAGTATAGCGGGCGAAAAAACCGACAAAAAAGGCGGTAAGTTTTGGAAGTTTAGCAATAGCATAAACGACAAACAAGAAAAAGAAGCCGAATTATTGTTATATGGGGTTATAGGTGAAGACGGGTTATGGTCTGATGTAACGGCTAAACAATTTTCGGACGAATTAAAAGAAGTAGAAGACGCAAAAACAATACGCGTAAGAATAAATAGCCCCGGCGGTGATGTATTCGCGGGTCAGGCGATTTACTCAATGCTTAAAAGATGTAAAGCCGAAGTAGTAGGCTATGTAGACGGCTTGGCGGCTTCTATTGCTTCGTTAGTCTTAATGGCTTGCGATAAGGTTATTATGCCTAAAAATTCTATGTTAATGATTCATAAGCCATGGACGGCAACGGCGGGCAACGCAAACGACATGGCGAAGACAATAGAAACCCTTAACAAAGTAGAAGAAGCCATGCTAACGGCTTATGTAGATAAAACAGGCATGGCCGAAGACGAAATAAAAGAACTTTTGGCGGCTGAAACTTGGTTAAGCGCTTCCGACGCGGTGGCTAAAGGTTTTGCCGACGAAATAGAAGAAACCGAAGTAAGCGCATGTATTAACGGCGATACTTTAGAAATTAACGGCCAAAAAATCAATATAAAAAATTATAAAAAATTTAATGCTGAATGGTACAACAAAACGGAATCAAGGCCGGCGGGCGAGGGTAAACCCGCTAATAGCGTACCGACAGTAATAAATATAAATGTAGTAACAAATGGTAATAAGAAAGGGAAGAACACCATGGATTTAGAAAAATTATGCGCCGCTTGCGGTCTTGATTATGCCGCATTAGTAAAAGCGGGTATGGACAACGAACAAATTAAGGCTATGATTAGCGCGGCTATGAAAGCCCAAGACGGCGACGGCGACGGTAACGGCGAAGACGCTAAAGACCAAGTTAAAGCCGAAAAAGAGAGAGTACAAAACATTATTAAACTTGGCGAAGAATACAAAGCGCAAGAAAAGGCTATGCAGTTTGTAAAAGACGGCAAAAGCGTAGAAGACTTTAAGAATGAACTAATTAAAGGTTTGAGCGTTAAAGATTCTAACCCGGTAGCAAATGATGTTAAATCTAGTTTTGGTATCGGCATGAGCGTAGAAGAAGCAAGAAACTTTAGTTTTGTTAAATTGCTTAATGCTATGGCTAACCCAACCGATTCGGGCGCACAAAAAGCGGCTGAAAAAGAGTTAGAATTTTGTAGCAAAGCGGCCGACAAATACGG